GCGCTGCCCGACCTGCTGCAGTTGCTGCTCGACGGCGAGGGCTTCGTGACGGTCAGCAGCAGCGCCTACGCGTCGCCTCCGGCGCTGTTCGACAGCGAGGGCCAGAGCGAGGCCGCGCGGCTCAGGGCGGCGCTCATCGAGGCGCGGCAGGCCATCGTCAACGCGGGCGGCAGCGACACGGTGCTGGCGCTCATCGACGTGAGCTTGCGGTAGGATACGCACCCATGCTGCACCGCCTGCTGCTCGCGCTCCCGCTGCTGGGCCTGATGGCAGGCTGCACGACGCTCTGCGGCTGCTCCGAGGACAAGAGCGTCTCCGTCATCGCGCCCGACCCGCCTGCGCCGCCGCCAGCGGTCCACGTCATCGACTTCCACGTCACCGGCACCGACCCCGGCACGGTGGAGATCACGCTCACGTCGAGCACCGAGGGGACGAGCACGATCCGCACGAACCTGCCGTGGTTCTCGACGCTGAAGACGACGCGCACGTCGAGCTTCCTCTCGCTGCAGGCGAAGGACCGCGACTTCTTCAGCGGGACGATCACGGTGCAGATCTTCGTGGACGGGCTGCTGTTCCGCGAGGCGAGCGTGACGGGGTTCAACCCGGTCGCGGCCATCGATGGGACATGGACGAACTGAGGTCTGCCCGTGCTGCGGCGTGCCGCGTGACCGGCTGCTCCATGTGCTCGCGTGCGAGGGCGTGACGATGCCGACGCTGCCAACCGGGAACCTCGTCTACTGCGCGCTGGCGCATCTGCCCGACCTCGGCGCGGCGTTCGCGCTCAACGGTGAGGGCGAGGCGCTGCTGCGGCTGTCGCTGGACCCGGCGAGCGTCGCGGGCCTGACCGACGTGCTGCAGGCGCTGCGGAACCGCACGTTCTACGTGGCGCTGGTCGCGTCACCGAAAGGGGCACGCCATGCCCGTGAAGACGAAGGTGCCGGATCGGTTCCCGAATCGGAACCGCAAGCCGAGGAAACCCCGGAAGCCGAGGGGCCGCGCCCTCGCCGCCGCCGCCGAGTATCTGCTGACAAACCCGACCGCCGCACTCATTGACAAGCACACCGGCAAGCCGGATGGCGAGAAGATCATCGAGGCGCTGAGTGTGCTGGCGACGGGGACGGGCGAGCAGGTCGCGAAGTTTTTCGGCGGCTACTACCGGCTGCGGGCGCGCGACCGGCAGGCGGCGCTCAACGTGCTGGAGCAGCGGCGCTTCGGGCGGGTGCCGCAGGTCGATGAGGTGCCGAGCGAGCACCGCCCGACGACCATCGTGAACGTGTTCACGACGAGCGAGGAGTTCGCGTTCGTCACCGCGCAGCAGCCGAAGCTGGTGTCCAGCCAACGCGTGCTGCCCACTGGAGAGCCGAGTGACCGAGACGACTGACACCGCCGACCACGACCCGACCATCCTCGCCGTGCGGACGCTGATCGAGCGCCTGCGCGACGCGGTCTACGAGACGCCATCGGACGCCCCCGGCCCGCCGCGCTGGTGGCGCTACGCGCTCGATGACGACGCCGCGCTGCGGCTGGTGCTCGACTTCACGCTGACGGAGAACACGCGGACGGTGCTGCGCCGCAACGAACGCTACGCCCAGTTGCTGCACTGCGCGATGCTGCGGCTCTGCGACCACGGCGAGACGGCGAACAGCAGCACGCTGGTGCGCGAGATCCGCGACCTGCTCGGCGGGGCGTGATGCTCACGGTGTGGTGGGTCATCGGCATCGTCGTCGTCGTAGTCGCGGTGGCGTGGGCCATCGAGCACGTCCTTGACCGTTGGAACTGATGCCCGAGGTCAAAGACTTCTGGAACCCGGTGCAGTCGGCCTTCCTGCTCGCCGACGCGGCCAAGTGGCCCTACGTGGACTTGGAGGGAGCCGTCCGCGCCGGGAAGACGACGCCGCTGGTGGCGAAGAGCGCGGCCTACTGCGTGGACTACCACGGCATCCACGGGGCGCTGTGCCGGTGGACGCAGGACGCGCTCGACGCGCAGTTGAAGCCGCGCTGGCGCGACTGGTGCGCGACGCACGGCATCCGCCTGCAGTGGCACGGCGACGAGGAGTACGACGAGGTCGTCGGCACCGGCTCGCGCGTCTACCTGCGGGCGCTCAAGAGCGCCGAGGAGACGAGCCGCTACGGCAAGCTGGCGGGCCTGACGCTGGCGTTTCTCGGCATCGACCAGCCCGAGGAAGTGCCCGAGGACGTGTATCGGCACTACGTGCCCGCGCGGCTGTCGCAGCCGGGCTACCCGCATCAGGTGCTGCTGACGCCGAACCCGCCGGGGCTGACGCACTGGATCGCGCAAGACTTCCCCGAGCGCAACGGCAAGGACGGCTACCTCTACCTGCGGACGAGCGTCTACGACAACCGGCACAACCTCGGCGACGACTACATCGCCAAGCTGGAGGAGGCGTATCCCGAGGGGCACGCGCTGCGGCGCCGGTTCATCGAGGGCAAGCGCGGCCTGAGCATCGTGGGCAAGCCGGTCTACGCGGGCTGCTTCAACGCCCGCATCCACAGCCAGAAGCTGCGCCTGAACGCCAACGTGCCGCTGCTGGAGGGGTGGGACTTCGGGCACTCGCATCCGGCGGTGGTGTGGGCGCAGATCCTGCCGTGGGGCGAACTGCGGGTGCTCGGCGGCATCCTCGGCACCGACCAGTTCATCGAGGACTTCGCGCCGATGGCGGTGGCGCAGCGGGCGCTCTGGTTCGGCGGGACGCCCGACGTGGACGGCACGCGCAAGCTGCCGTGCGAGGTGTGGAGCACGGGCGACCCGGCGGGGGACCAGAACAATTCGCAGGGCACGCGCGTGAGCGCCGCTGACGTGCTGCGCGAGTATGGCGTGATGCTCTACACCATCGGCGGGGCGAACCATCCCGATGCGCGGGACCGCTGCATCCAGCACCTCGCGGGCTACATGAAGCGGCTGACGCGGCAGGGCGCAGCGTTCACGGTGGACCCCGACCGCTGGCTCGTCGTCGCGCCGGAGGGCGTCATCGCGAGCACGCACTTCATCGACGCGCTGGAGGCGGGCTACATCTGGGACGCGCGGAAGATCGCGCACTCGGTGTCGCCGAACACGCGCCGCGCGTTCAAGGACGGGTTCTACGACCACGCGATGAACGCGGTCGAGTACATCGTGCTGGCCTACGGCCCGGCGCAGCCGACGAAGGTGGACGCCGACAAGGAGCAGCAGCGGGCGCAGCGGCAGATGCAGCAGGACCGCGACCCGGCGGATGTGAAAGTGGCGCACCGTGTGGGTGGGCGCTGGGGCGGGTCGAATAGTCGCCGCCGCTGAGTCGTGCTATCGTGAGCGCCGCCTGCGAGGTCATCATCATGGCGAAGAGTTCCGCCCCGTCGAAGAGCGCCGCGAAGCGTGAAGCCGCTGAAGAGCGGGCCGAGCCGAAGGGCAAGCAGAGCAAGGCCGAAGAGAAGGCCGAACGCAAGTAACTCGTCCCTCAAACTGGAGCACCGAACCCATGCGATCAGTCGTTGCGCTCATCACGTTCCTCGGCGAGGCACCGTATCCCGACAACACGCTGCCCTCGCCACAGCCGAAACCGCCGTGGGCGGGCGGGCCGGGGGGACCGGGCACTCAGCCGCCCGTGTATCCGTCGCACCCGATCTATCGGCCCCCGTACCCGTCGCAGGGGTTGCCGCCGTTCCCCGACAACAGCCTGCCGGGTCAGCCGCCGTATCCGTCGCAGGGCTTGCCGCCGTTCCCGTCGCACCCCATCGTGCTGCCGCCCGGCATCCCGCAGCCGCCGCTGGGCATCTGGGGACCGGGGTTCCCGTATCCCGACAACACGCTGCCGACGCCGCCCGCGCAGCCCGGCCACCCAGTGAACCTGCCGTCGCAGAATCCAGACGGTGGCTGGGTCTACGCGTTCGTGCCCGGCGTGGGCTGGGTCTGGGCCTACAAGCCCAGCGACGCGCGGCCTGACAACACGCTGCCGACGCCGCCGGTCGAGGGCGAGACGCCCGAGATCAATCCGCTCTGACGGCGATGCGCGTCTACCACGTCGTTCTCAGCGACGGCAAAGAGCGCGATGTCACCGCGCACGAAGTGCTCGTCCATAACGGGTCGCTCGTCTTCAGGAATGAGGCGGGCGACGACATCCTGATTTACGCCGACACCGCGTGGTTCGCGGTCGAGGTGAGCCGTCTCGATGACAAGTAGGAGGCTTCCCACGGCGTCGTGCGCCCCGTCAACCGGCGCGACCTGACGGCTCCGATCACTGCGCCCATGTCGGACAACCAGACGTGGGCGCAGTGCCGTCGCTGCGGGCACGGCTACCGGGTGGCGGCGGTGCCCGGCGTGCTGCACGTCTCGGTCGGCGACTGTTACCCGCTGCCACAACGTCAAGGAGCGACCCATGCAAACATCCGGCACGTTCCCCGCGCTCAACCAGCCGCGCAAGCCCTCGCGCAAGCCCAAGGTCAGCAAGCCGTCGAAGAAGTAAGCCCGTGCCTGCCCCGCCGCCCACCGTCTACCCGCGTCCGAACCGCCGCAAGCTGACG